TTCTGCAGATAGATTAAAAAATGCAGCAGCAACTAAAAAGCTAGCTATATTTGATGCGTTTGAAATATTAAATCGCATTGAAGAAGAGAAAGCTATGTTACAAGGAAAAACACTTGATGATAAACCAAAAGCATTTGGCGGCTTTGCAGAACATAGATCAAAGTAATGTACAAACAAACATTATATAAAATTGTTAAGCCAGTAAAAGTTAACACGTTAAAAAGACTTAACAAAAGTAAAAAATGGAAGTATGGCTACAATAAAGAAAATGATATTGTAGTTATAAGTAAAACAGGTCAAATAGGTGATATATACGAAATACAAAATTTAAAAATAGCACTACCTAAACAACCTAAAGAAATTTGTAATTTTAAATCAAAGACATGGGAAGTAACACCATATGCAAAAGATTTAAATAAAATAAAAACAATATTTGACTGGCGTAACCATCCAGAAGATTTTAAGAATAAATGGTATAATTATATTGAAAGTGAATTTAATAAACGCGATAAAGGATTTTGGTTTTACAATAAAGGTATTCCAACTTATATTACTGGTACACATTACATGTATTTGCAATGGTCAAAAATTGATGTTGGACACCCTGACTTTAGAGAAGCAAATAGACTCTTCTTTATATTTTGGGAAGCATGTAAAGCCGATGTTAGATCTTATGGTATGTGCTACCTTAAAAACAGACGTTCAGGATTCTCTTTCATGGCTTCAGGGGAAACAGTTAACATGGCAACAATATCTAGCGACGCAAGATTCGGTGTATTATCCAAGTCTGGTTCAGATGCAAAAAAAATGTTTACAGATAAAGTGGTACCAATATCCATTAACTACCCGTTTTTCTTCAAACCAATACAAGACGGTATGGACAGACCAAAAACAGAACTTGCCTACAGAGTTCCAGCTTCAAAACTCACGAGGCGTAAAATGGTTTCAAATGAACCAACAGAAGAACTCGTTGGTCTCGATACCACTATTGACTGGAAGAACACTGGAGATAACGCTTATGACGGTGAGAAATTAAAACTACTTGTTCATGATGAAAGTGGTAAGTGGGAAAGACCTGAAAATATTTTAAATAACTGGAGAGTTACTAAAACTTGTTTACGTTTAGGTAGTAGAATTATTGGTAAGTGTATGATGGGTAGCACCTGTAATTCATTAGATAAAGGTGGTGATAATTTTAAAAAGCTATATAATAACTCTGACGTAACAAAAAGAAATAAAAACGGTCAAACAGGATCTGGTTTGTATTCATTTTTTATACCAATGGAGTGGAATTATGAAGGCTTCATGGATAAGTATGGACAACCAGTATTTGACACGCCTAATGAAGATGTGGTTGGACCACACGGTGATTTGATAGATATAGGTGTAATCGAGCATTGGCAAAATGAAGCAGAAGGATTACGTAATGATCAAGACGCTTTAAACGAATTTTATAGACAGTTTCCAAGAAGCGAAGAACATGCTTTTAGAGACGAAACTAAAAACAGTATATTTAACTTATCTAAAATATACGAGCAGATAGATTATAACGAAGAAACTAATCAAGCTGTTTCAACAGGTAATTTTCAGTGGGTTAACGGTATTAAAGATACTAACGTTATGTTTTATCCAGATTTAAAAGGTAGGTTTAAAATATCATGGGTACCGCCAACAAGTTTACAAAATAAAATTACTTTAAAAAACGGTTTAAAATATCCAGGTAACGAACACATAGGTGCTTTTGGTTGTGATAGTTACGATATAACAGGCACAGTTGATGGCAAGGGATCTAATGGATCTTTGCATGGATTAACAAAGTTTAGCATGGAAGACGCACCACCTAGTCAATTTTTCTTAGAATATATTGCTAGGCCTTCAACAGCAGAAATGTTTTTTGAAGATGTGTTAATGGCATTGGTGTTTTACGGCATGCCGATATTAGCTGAAAATAATAAACCAAGGTTGTTATATTATTTAAGGCGCAGAGGATATAGAGGATATTCTATGAATAGGCCAGATAAAGTTTGGAATAAACTTTCAGCAACAGAAAAAGAAATAGGTGGTATACCTAATTCAAGCGAAGATATTAAGCAAGCACATGCCGCTGCTATTGAAACATACATACAAAATAATGTAGGTTTAAAGGGTGATAAATACGGTAACATGTATTTTAATAGAACATTAAATGATTGGGCGAGATTTGATATAAACAAAAGAACAAAGTTTGATGCGGCAATAAGTTCTGGTTTAGCAATAATGGCTTGTAATAGACATTTGTATACGCCTAACACAAAAAAACAAAAATCAAAAGTAAACGTATCTTTTGCAAGATACAATAACGATGGCGCGCTATCAAAATTAATTAAATAAATATGAGCAAAAAAGGTTATTTTCCTAGTCAAGTAGTTAGTGATGTTGAGAAAGCAAGCTATGAATATGGGTTGGACGTAGCACAAGCTATTGAAAATGAGTGGTTTGGTAAAGATACAAACAATAACAGATATAATATTAATCAAGCTGAGTATCATAAATTAAGGTTATACGCTAGAGGCGAACAGTCAATACAAAAATATAAAGATGAATTATCTATAAACGGTGACTTATCGTATCTTAATTTAGACTGGAAGCCAGTACCTATAATACCTAAATTTGTTGATATTGTAGTTAATGGTATAGCAGAAAGAACATATGATATAAAAGCATACTCACAAGACGCTGCTGGTGTAGAAAAAAGAACTAAATACATGCAGAGCATTATTGATGATATGGATGCTGCTCCATTTAATAACGAAGTACAAAGTAAATTTGGTATTAATCTTTACCAAAATAATCCAGAAGAATTACCTCAAACATCAGAAGAGCTAAAAGTACACATGCAGCTTAATTACAAACAAGGTATTGAAATAGCAGAAGAGCAAGCATTAAAAGTTTTAATGGATGGTAATCAATATGATAATACATTAAAAAGAATTTATTATGATTTAACTGTTATAGGTATTGGTGCTGTTAAAAATGATTTTAATACATCTGAAGGTGCTACAGTTAAGTATGTTGATCCTGCTAATTTAGTTTATTCATATAGTGAATCACCATTTTTTGATGATATATATTATGTTGGTGAAGTAAAAAACATACCAATAAACGAACTTAAAAAACAATTTCCAAACTTAACAGACGAAGACTTAGAAGAAATACAACAGCAGCCAGCACAACCAAGCTATCAAGCTACTAGGTACGGAACAAAATATCAAGATAATAATTTAGACAAAAATATTATATCAGTTTTATATTTTAATTATAAAACATATAGCAATAACGTATATAAAGTAAAAACGTTAGGATCAGGCGCTGAAAAAGCTATAGAAAAATCTGACACATTTAATCCACCTGAAGATGCAAACTTTTCAAAAGTATCAAAAGCAATTGAAGTGTTATATGAAGGTGCTTTAATTGTTGGTACAAAGAAATTACTAAAATGGCAGTTAGCTGAAAATATGTTACGTTCAAAGAGTGATTACACTAAAGTAAAAATGAATTACAATATTGTAGCACCACGTATGTACAAAGGTAGAATAGAATCTTTAGTTAGACGTATTACTGGTTTTGCTGATATGATACAGTTAACACATTTA